GAAATAACAGGTATGGAAGGATATCTGATGTGAGAATCAGGGAATGCAGAAGACGGAGGCATATATATAAGCCTCAAACCATATTCTACATTTTTGAAAAAAGGCGGCGTAAGGGGAGATGGATCAAAATCACTTGGGCTCAAATGCGCGTCTTCTAAGTCGCCAGTCGATCCTCCCCACAGTGCGACAGTCATATCTAACAATTCCCTAAAAGCTTGCAGACTCAGCACTCCCTTCAAGTGAGGGGGTCGATCAATTATTTCTACTGGTGTCAGATTATATTCTTCTTCATCGGGAGCCCAGTCCGTTATTTTTATAAACCGCTCTAAAAATAAGCCGCCACTTGCAAGGTCCTCGGGAGAGGTTGATCCCCTGGCTGAGCGTTGAAGGTCTATGAGTTCTCGACGTAAGCTATCGAGTTTCGCATTGGTATCATTAATCGATTCCCTCTCTGTCCCAGCGACAGTGGTGTCATCGGGACTTTCAATAAGTCGAAGATACTGTTCTTGTCTCTCTATTTCCTCACGCAGTTCTTCTATTCTTGGCATCGCTTCATCTATTTTAAAATATTTATCGAAGTTTGAGCTTAGGTTAGCACGAGTACGAAAGCGGGCAGCGTCATCTAAAATCTTATCATCCGCCCGATTGTACGCTACTCTGAGAAGGTTTCTCTCAAGAGCATATTCTACAACCGCTGCTTGTGAATCATCGTTGCTGTCCCAATAACCTCGCTCAAGCAACATTTGCACAGCGGTAGAGAGCCTGAGCGCCTCAGCAAAGGGCGACCCAACAACGGTTGCTCCAATAAGGGCTGATTCGGGTACAAGTGTCGGATCGGAAAGAAGTGTGTTCAAACCAGATATAATCTTTCTCCTAATATAATCCCTGTTGGCGTCCCAATTAAGTCGTGACAAACTATCATAGCCGCGAGAATGATAAAAGCCTGATTGTGTTTTATCATGAACAGGGACATCATATAAACTCAAATTATCTAGAAAGGCTCGTTGAACTTCTCGCATTGTATCAAACCTAATGATTTCGGAAACATGAGCGCGGATGCCACTAAGCTGTCTTTTGATCTCTGGAATGAAAAAATCCGCACGCAAATCTTCTAGCATATCCCTAGTCAGATTTTGGCTTTCAACAACTCCGTCTTTCATAAAAATTTCAGATGCGGCAGTAACAAAGCGAGAATAATAATCCGAATCCATACGAACCATCTCCTCGACCATTTTATCAAAATAGAATTCAGCTAACGAATCATCAGTGGAACCAGAGGATGATTCACTATAAATGGCAGAAAAGACAAAGAACCCTCTCATGAAATAATCAAAAGTATAAATGCGTATAGTTGTTTTAATAATGGATTCCAGCATTGTCTTATCAAAAGGAGAAAAAAGTTCATCAGGGTCAGTTGGAGGAGCAACCTCACAAAATCCAACCTTCGCTATATTCTTTGCTTCCTCTAGATTGAGAACATTATCTTTTTTACAAGACACACTCGAAATGCACGAAAGGTCTAAATGCTCAATAAGAAGAGGAGTGTTTTGAAGCGCAAGGGAGCCTTCAGGGGGCGGTGAATTATAAGGCAGCTCTATCTTACCAAAAAGAGGGCTTTGTAAAATTTGCTGAGAAAGTGAAGAGAAAGCCTGGGTGGCTGAGTGTCCGTAAGCTCCGTGTGAGAAAAGGTTTGTGATGGCTTCGCGATCCGCATCCGCCTCTAAAGCTTGGTCAGAATTTATAGAGTTCATAAGAAGCTTGCTGAAAGAATATTGCTCTAAAGGAATAAGAGCGTCTTTCTCATCCAAATAATCAAGCGTCAGGATGTGCTCGTCTAAGTATTCTGCAATTGTATCAGATTCTTGAGGTATCAGTTCTTTGTGGAACAAAGTGTCTTCGCCTGATAAAATGAAGACTTTATACCGACGATCATTTTGAATTGAGGCAGGCTGCAATATATAACCCACAGAATAATCTTGTGCGGGGGCAGAATCCGAAATTGACAAACCGCCACCTAGTTCTGTCTCGCTAGCAAAACCAGGGACAGATTCATAATGGGCTCTAATATTTATCATCGAGCCATACCCTTGGTTCCGGTAATTATTGTAAGGAAGAGTGCCGCCCAATAAGTTTATAGTATCATAAAAGGAGGGAAGAGCCTGTTTCTCTATACCTTGGAGTTCACGCTCGCCAGAGTCACCTGAAAACTTTTCCACACTCGACACCAGCGTAGGTCCATAGTCTTTTATATCATCGCTAAATGAGGAATATACTCCTGTAAACAAGTTATCCACTGTCTTTTCTAGCATATAATCAAAAGTGTGATGGGATGAAGGAACAATCTGCGAGCTGGGGTTCTGGCAAGAAAGGTCTTGTTGTGAAGAAATTCCATTAGCAAGCAAATCAGCTAGCCCTTGTGCGGTTTTTAGTTTTCTCTCTTTCTCTCTTTCAAGTTGCTGCTGAATCTCTTCTTCTGTAAGGACACATTTTTCTCTCAAGAGTTCTTGACGGAACTGACGTAAAGTGGAGTCTCCGCAAAAGTCGTTTATTCCTCCAGTATCAAATACTGATGTAATGTCGTTACAAAACGAAGCAGTGCCTAAAATTTCCCCGGTTGATTTAAAGAAATCTTTGGTTTGCTTGTTTAGATAACCCCTCCTGCGGAGATGAGTCGCTATAGGCTTGTGCTTGCGAGTCATTAGCGCAATTACCAAGTTTATAGTAGGAGTAGAAGCACTTCCCGTAAAAAGAGAACAAACCTCTTTAGGGGTCAAGAGATTAGAAACATCATCAAAGAAAGAAAACAAATCTAAACTTGAATCATCCATGCCCTGGCGGGCAAGTTCGTTTCTAACGCGCTCAACTTGAGAATCAGTAGGAACAACAGGTGAAGTGAGTGCAGCTTGGGTGTCGTCCAGTATATCACAAGATGCCATCACATTCTCTAGAATATTCTTTATACCATCTACCAGAACACTTGTGACAGCCTCTAAAATTGCAGCCGCAATACTGTCCACATAGTCTTCTAATAAGTCGTTAGTGGGAAGCTCGTCAGGAAAATCTAACGTAGGCACTGATGGCATTTGCGGTATCGCATCAAAAAAATCTTGATCTGGAAGGGGTATAGAACCAGCAGCTTCAGAGGCGGCTCCAACTAACTGCCTTCCTTTACTAAACCCTTCTCTAACAGTAGAGTCTACTGCATTAGCAAATTCTTCATAATCAGGTACTTGCTTAGCAATACAATTAAGGGCTTCTGCCAGTAACCCATCCACACTCACCCGGTTCAACAACAGGTGATATGATTCTTCGACACTGTTAATGCCGTTCAGAATATCAGACAGTCGGCTCTGAATCCCGCCAACCTCGTCCGAAATATTACCAACAATTCGCTGAGCTTCTTCTCTGAAAGAGGTGTTGTCAAGCACCCTGTTTTCTTCAATGGTGCGAGCGAGGGTTTTCACCGGAATCTGGTCTGCTTCAGAGCGCAAATTCCTGATAGCAGTTTCATCTACGTTTTCACTCGCGGTGTCTTCTGAGGCTACTGCTTCGACGCTTGCAGCGGCGTCGAGAGAATAGGTCGCCATAAAATCTACCCAGCCAACTTCTTCCGCATTAATACGCGAAATAACCGGAGACAACATAACATAATTCATTACAGTGGGGGTAAAGGCTTCTGACTGAAAAGGTTGTAAATCAGTTTTAATGGGTCCTGATTCAATATTCACTAAAAACATCACTAAACGACGGTTCACATCCCAACCCAGTTCAATGCTGCCCTCTTGGGTAGGTTGGATATTGTGTTGACGCAAGATGGCAGTTACTTGGGTTGAAAAATCCCTTAACACGGTGGCGGACTCTTCTGGGGCAAAACCTCTTGTCTGCCCTTCAAAATTGTCAACTTGCTGCTGATAGCCTCCTATAATCTGAGCGGTGCGATCGACAAAAGAAATCAGATCGCGAATCTCATACATTTTGTAAAATGCTACACCGCCATAACCATAAAGCCCTCCGTCTTGAGACTCAACACTGGCGGCGGCGGCACCATTCTCAATAGAAGGGAGATATTTATGAGGAATCTGAACTAAGACTTTTAGAGCACCGCCCGGTCTAGAAGACAAATTATAATCTGCTACCTGAAAAGAAATAAAATAATCCTTCAGTAGAGATAGGACAAAATCCTTATCATTTTTCTTACCTAAAGATTGTAAAATTAAAGTAGCCCCTCGAAATGTTGCATCAACCAGGCAGTCGGCAAGACCCTCAGTAGATGAGGATATTAAATCCGCCGAACCCTCCATAACAATTTGGTGAGTCGCACTGGAAGCGTCAAAGTAAGCTGTATTGACTGCTTTCTGGAGCCATGGCGGGGACATTATGTTAGAATCAGCGTGCGAGCGAATGTCACTGCAATCTATAGAAAGGGATGGCAACTGACCGTCCATTTTGGTTATTTTAGTGTTCTCCACATACCCACGCTGAGAGCCTGTGATAATATGTGACCAGCCGCAGTTGTCCCCGGTGCCCTCGTTTATAACGATTAGCTCAGTGCCCTCAGGAACTTGAAGGAGGGACGCTGATGAAGTGTTTGGGGATGAATATACCGAAGCAGAAGAGGTGGAAATATGTGTAGAAGTGGCAGGACGCGGGTAGGGCATATCACCACTATATTCCCCTTTCCAGCGCAGCTCTTCTATCTCTCCGACTGTTAGAGAAGCTTCTGCTTCCGCACTACCGGAAAGACCCACACCGTCGCCAACCCCAACAAGCGAGGTTGTTAGCGCGTTGATCCTTGATCTAAACTCCCTCAAATCATCGCTCATGTAATTTTCCTAATTGACATTATTATATCGACTGTTTATATAATTGTTGCCTGACTGTTGTAAATAGTTCGCCTTGAAAGATACGAGGTTTGCCTTGTGAGACATTAGCGAAGTTTGCACTTGTGATAAGTGGCTAGAAACTGTTCTCATTCCAGATGGAACGACACTCGGGGAAGGTGATGTCGGTGCGCCAAAAAAAGGAGAGTTGTGGAAATGGTGAGTAAGGTCTCTATTAAAATTCATCTGAATCATGAGCATGTTATGAACGATGCCATTTAATTTATCTAAGTGGTGGACAATCCTATCCAAAGCATCCACTAAATTCTCTCCTTTGGGCATAGGTTGTAAGCCACTGTCCTCATTCCCAGCAATAATATCGACACCATAAACCTCTTGCGCTTCACCCCCCTGTGAATTTCTCATGTCGGTCCTTGTAACAAGCTTGATCCCTTCTCTTGCGATTACGCGCACTTGATCTGCCTTAATGCCAATGCCAGAACGGGCAGTAGAGGTGCCAACTGTGCCCGAAGCTAATGAAAAGTTTTCATCTATATCGGTCTTTTGGCTTATATAAATGCGGGCGGCATCGGTCCTAAAGTTAGGATCAACGCGGAGAGGCTCACCGTCCTCAGTAGTTTCACGGGGAGAATATGACATTCGCCCCACCACCATATCAATCATAGATGCCTGGGTGTCTCCTCTCCCTCCATATCCGCTGAGGCGTGAAGCATTACGATCCCTTCCTAAAACGATAAAAGAGTTGTTTTCTCCCTGTATTGTTGTTTCACATGGGGCTTCATTAAACGCAGGAATAGGTTCCCGTAGCGTAGAACACGCAGTTCCGTTGCGCGAGGCAGCTACCGAACGAGATTGGCGCTGAAGCATGTCTCTTGCTTCGTTGCTTAAATTATCAATATCATAGGCTCTTCTTCTGGTCATAACATTATTTTTCCTATTTAGGTGCTGGACGCTGCTTGAGCTATCTCATTTAGGGTTTTCACTCCAGCCCTTATCCGTCGAGGTCCATCAAACCCTTGTCGTCGGAGCTGTGCAAGTTTTGCTGCGGTTTCCTCCACGGGCTCACTAAGCAATTCCAATATAGGATAGGGGTTTACACGCTGAAATTCGGATGACTCACCTTGGCGTACTTTCCATTCAATATGCACATGCTGTGCGCCATTACCATCCCTATATGCGCTGCCCGTATTGCCCTGAAGTCCCAATTGTTGCCCTCGGCTTACTATTTGCCCTATCGTTACGTCAACCTGAGAGAGATGGGCAAAATAAGCCCTATTATTACCAGTGCCATTGGTATCTATTAGTACAACATAATTACCCCCAGCGCCGCCGCCTGCGCCCTGCTGACCGCTTCTTACCCCAGTCACCTTAGCATTTTCAAATGGCGAACGTACAGGTGCGTTTCTTGGTCCAAACACGTCTATGCCCGTGTGACCCTGTGGACGGTTAGGACCCCAGGAGCGCCCATAGCTATTTTTAAATGCCGAACGCCCGTCAACAGGAAACGCAACCCCTGGTCCACTGCTGGGGATGGGTTCTCCAGTGGGATCTCCAAGTCGAGAAGAAACCGGAGCCGCTGCATTTGTTGTGCTCCCACAGCGGGTGTGCCCTAGAGCAATATTAGGAGAGGAAGAGCGGGAAGCTGCCGAAGAAGCGGCAGATGTTGCGCCTGCACCCGTACCAGCAGCAACATTTGCACTCGCAGTGTTTTGAGCTTTTTCTAAAGCCCAAGATGAAATTCTATCTACTGTAGTTCGCCCATTGGTACCACTATGAATATGCAACCCATCACCTAAATTTGGAAAATAAATCCCCGGCAATTGTTCCACGGCACCAGGAAGGGAACGGCTTGGAATTTCTCGCACATCTAAATAAAGCACGCCAGTATTCGCTAAAGTTCTTTTCAATCTATTGTTATACTCCTCACGCCTCTGAGCGGCTACCATCGGGGTTCCGTCTACATTAGCTGTCGCTCCAGATAAATATAATTCTGCATTCCCCCCAATAGCTGGGCGACTTAACACTCTTCGCGATGTGATTCTAGTTGAAGGAGCAGGACCAATCCAGATAAGTTTACTGCCAAACAGAGAAGCTAAACGAGAAACAGACCCTCCAGTATTAAGATAAAACCTGTTCCATCTACCAGGAGCATTTGTATCATTTCCCCCTGCGAACATAAAAACAATATCATATTCCGATGTGGGAAAAGGGTTTGCAGATGAAGGGTTCCAGTGGGTTGCCCAATTGCTGCGAGGTCTTCTCCACCGAGGGTCATTATTTAATGACGTGCTCTCTCCCTTGAAATCTCCTCGACCACCATTTGCAGTTGCCATTTCTATAAGAAACTCGGTAGTCATAGAGACATTGGTACTCACATGCACGTTATTGGCGTTTAGTCCAGCGGCGATAAGCTTCTCTCTGATTTTACTGCCTGTGCCACGAGGACCACCAGTTTGGCTGTCACCAAATATTAGAACTTTGAGAGAACCTTGATTCTCTGCTGTAATTGATAGGACCGGATTGCCGCTAGAAGAAGATTCAACATTTGAACTGAGTTCTGTCATTATTCTTCATCCTCGCCACCGCCGAAAGCATCCCTAATAGCTTGGGAGCCAGCGTCCATAAATCCAGTGGGCTGCTCTTCCATAATTCTTGCACGCTCAGGGTGAGAGGCACTCCTGAACCTATTGACCTCTTCTTCTAATTCTTCCCGATTACTCCCCGAACGACTCAAGAAAGTAAGGCGTTCTTGAAGCCATGCATCTTCGGGGGGTGTAAATTCTGCCGGGGATGAAGATTCAGAAGATTCAGAAGATTCAGAAGATTCAGCAGAGGGTGGTGATGTTGAGGCTGTTTCTTCGCTTGTGCTAGACGTACCAGAGGTAGAACCAATTTGCTGCATTACTTGGATTCTTGTTCCAAAATATCGCATTCCCCAGTGTGGTAGACCTCCTTGTCGAGTTCCTTCAACCTTATTATAGTTAGCATAAAGAGCCATACCGGGCATTAAAGAGGCACCCCCCGTGCTATCTGGCTTAGTCATCAACTCGCCTTCCCGCTCTCGGCGTTTCTTTCGATGTTCGCGAGCATTGGCTCCATTAGCTACAATGAGATTTTTAGCTTGTTGGGGATTTCCTGCATTGATAGCACTAATGGCTTGACGCAACCACGACGGAACACCCGCATTAAACACCGCGGAGGCTAAACCGTCAAACTGGTTTTGGGTAGGAACAACCTTAAGAAGACGAATAAAACGATTGCAATGTTCGTCTATAACATACCCATAAAGATCCTCTGCCTCATCAGTAGATAAAGAAGCGGGACCAGGGGTAAGATAGGGAGTCCATAATTGACGGTGACGTTCATCATTGAATAATAAAAGACCAACACCTACCGTGGGTCGACTTGTCCTTCCATTACTGGCTGGACGGCTTTCGAGGCTGCTTGGGTATCGATTGCGACCGCTCGTCAAGTCCAAATAAACTTTAGATTCATTACCTTCCAATATGCGTAACATATGACGACCGGCATCACTCATTGTCATAAGCCCGAGAGCTTCCTTTACATCTGCTGGAGCATCGCTATGATAGCGCCTTCTTTGGGCTTTTTGCCTGTAATAATTCCTAATAGGTTCATAATGACCACCAGCTTGCAGGGGCGACTCCGCACGACCCTGACGACCTGTATATAAGCCAGTAAAAGTGCCTCCGTCAAGCCGCAAACTACTTCTTCTCCCGGTCGTACCTGGCACATGAACAAGAGATGGATCGCGAGGGATTCCTCCCGCCAAAACAGCGCAATCTTGACTTGCACAACTATTAACACCGGATATGGGATTAGAAGAAGTGATACCAGGAAGCGATGTACAATTAGCATTAAACGCGCCTCTAGCTGAAGGAGCCGCATTGCCCGACTCCGTAGCGTTACCTGCCTGGCTTACTACCTTGCCTAGATAAATTCCACCTTCGCGGTCTTCAACATTTTGAAAAGTGGTCCAAACAAGATCCCCTGGAGATGCTGGTTCCGTCGCTGTGCTCTGTGCCGTGAAGGTCATATAAGTATCGATAACCGTCTGATGCTCTCCCGCTTCACTATAAGAAGCAGCCACGCGAGATGGTATCATGAGCATGGCGTCAATTTCAGGAATGCGTATTTTATATTTTTTACGCACGGTGGCACCGGCATTACCCACGCCAATTGCAGATAAAATACTATCAATAATGCCCGTAGGTTCGCCAGGTTCCGCCGCAACAGTGTCTTCTTCAACACGAAGTACAATTCCCTGAAACACTGTGAGTCCCGCAAACGCATTAGGTGTATGTGTTTGAACTACTGATTCTCTAAGAGCAGCTTGCGGGGTTGTCTGATTAGTGAGTGAGGGGGTTCGAGGGGAACGCGGACGAACAGGGTTTAGATCACCAAAAGCAAAGTTTCTTAGGGTATCGCCTTCATCAGTCATGATATAAAAACTCTAGCTTCCTAGCCTCCGTTTTGGTCATTAAGTAAATCAAAAATTTCCTCTTTCTCTGTAGAGGATAAATTACTATTCTTGCTCTCTTTCTTTTGAAGTAAAGAAGTAACTTTTACAAGCTGCTCATTAGACCTCTGTAGTGTTTCAACATATTTAGAAGCAATAAGCCCCAATCTCTCGTGAGTGTGGGTCCCTTCTCCTTTCATGTGAATCATAAGTTCGGTAAGGAGAGTAGAAGTAACTGCTCGATCGGCGCGTAGATTATTGACAGCCTCGGCAATCAACTCTTCACCACTAGTTTCTTTAAGAGGTGCTTTATCAGTCGAGGACTTCTTGGATGAGCGCGAAACTGTCTTTTTGGGTGCCGCTCTCTTTCTTGTTGTCTTTTTTTTCTTTGGCGATGTGTTTGACATTTCCCTTATCCCACTCCGATTTGAAAGTCCTGTATTTAGCTCTAAGTTTATTAAGGTTATTGACCACTTGCTTGGTGTTAAGTCCGGTCAATTCCCTTAGATACAGATAAATAGCTTTCTTGTTGAAAATTTCAATGTCGTCAGGATTGTCTAAAAGTATCTTAACTGCCTTGTATACTTTCTCTTCAGTCGCCTTCATTTGAACCGATTGCCAGGAGTTTATCTCCTGGGAAAGAGCTTGCCAAAATTCCTTCTTTTCAAGCTCCTCAATAAATGTGTTATCTGTGGTGATATATTTTTCTTCAACAGCGGCAGTAATGTCGTCGATAAGAATTTCCCGGCGGCGGCGGTTCTTGTTCTTCTTCACCTCGTGGATAAACCAATTCTTCGTTATTACGCTATAATAGGAAAATGCCTTATACCCTTTATCTTTATCAAACTTATCTAAAATCGTAGTAAGCCAAACTTTACACTCGCTGCGTAAGTCATCAATATTGGGCAAATTAGTAAATTTATATGTATACACAATCTTGTCCACCATCTCGCTAAATGCTGGTTGGATATAGGTGCGATACAATTCTTCTCTTTCATATTGATCGGTGCTGTTCGCATACTTGATTATTGCGTCCTCGTGGACTTGTGTAAAATAATATTTCTTTGTGCCCCGGCGGCGGCGCTTTCTTTTTTTAGGAGCTGGGGGTGGCTCATTCGTTGTGTCTTCGTTGGTGGTTTCATCAGTCATTTTTATCGCCTTCTTCTTCCAAATCTAATTCTTCAAGACCAGGGGTAAAAACAGCGACAAATTCACGACAACTGTTCGCGTGATATTTGGTGTGCTTCAACAACTCCTTCAAGGTCGCATCTTCATAAAACAAAGGGAGGTTATAAACCTTAACCAAGTGGTTTTCATATTCAGAAGTCAATTCAAAAAGAGAATAGACCTCCTGTGAGATATAACTCATCCGTCGGACAAGCCAAAAAATATAAACTACAGCAAGGAGGAGGAGTACAGCTAAAATTGTAGTCAACATAATCTTACTCCATGTCTTCCTGTAGATCGCTCTTTATACTATCAAGGGTGCGGCGGGCATCTTCTATAAATTCTTTAACCCGAGTTTCCGCGGTTGAATTCTTGACCTTTTTGTTCGTATTTGTAAACTGAGCAGGGATCTTCTCTAATGGATTTCCACACTCCGTACAAAGCTCCTGTTGGGGTTCTCCCATCGGGACCATCTTCTCTATAATGGTCTTACACCCGCCGCACTCATAACAGTAAATTGGCATTTTATTCTTCTTCAGATGAGGCGATAGGTGCATCTACATGAACCACGGGAGGGTTCTTTACATCTAGTTCACCGCTCTTGGTGCCCCACTTCTTTGTATCCGAGGACTTGACCAAATCCATCGACTTGAAAATCTCTACAACATCGATCTTCTCTAATAGACCTTTTTGAAGGGTCATCATAATTGCTCCAATAGCTTGATTGCTTAACTTCATTTTTCTATCTCCTTGCTGACATTAGTGATAATATCATTGATTCTAGTATTTATTGCCTTCTCGTTATAACGCAAAGACAAATTATTTTGTAGACGGCGAGCCTTGCGCTTTGAAGGTCTCCAATTAGAATAAATCTCGCGCATATTTTCTCGCAAACTTTTCATATCTGGGTAACACCACTGAGAGTCAGGTGTCAGTACATCTTCCCAAACATCCCTCGGAGCTACATTCTCTAAGGTAAAGGCTAGATCGAGTGCTGCCAGCTCTTTCTTCTTAGACTTGCCGGTTTTGTGGATACTTAAGAAATCCTTATGTCCTCCCCAGTTAGGCGCAATAACCGGAAGTGCATGACAAGCAGCCTCAAAGGTGGGAAGCCCAAAACCCTCCCCACGGGAGGTAGATACATAGCACTTAATCTTCTCATGCTCATACAGCGCAGACATCTCGTCATCCGATAAAGTCCCGTGCAGCAAATAAATTTTACACTTCCGCTCTTCAGTTCCTTTGAGGAACATTCTCAAACGCTCTTCAATGTAATGTCGATCAATATGAGAACCATTTTTAATAAATGCCTTCAAGACAAGACCTACGTCCTCGTTCTTGAATTCTTCTAAAAAGGCAAAGATGGTCTGCTCTACATTCTTGCGATTAGACCACTGTGAGACATTCAAAAAGTTAAATTGAGGCTCAAGGTTAAGTTCAATCGAAGAAGATCTAGAACCCCTGAAAGGGAATCCAATGACATTAAACTTGTCAGTAATCTCAGCATCATAAGATGCAAAACATTCTTTTGAATGTTCAGAAGGTACAATGACTTGATCCATCATCTTGATTGCCGCTGCCCACGGTTCGGAGGCTTTCGTCGTTTCAATTCCTGCGAATACGCCAATATTCTTTTTAGCTAGCAAGTCCCATTCAGTTGGCAACTGAACCTGTACAGAGACGTCGAACTCCATGTTCTGAAGTTCTCTAGCGTGACCGGCGGCGACGGTCTTCATAATGATTCCATCAATCCAATTCCGCTCGTCATTGTCTTCAAAAAGCCAACCAGTTTCGCCCCAGCCCGTGTTCACAAGGTAGAGGTTATAATCCTGTTCTTGGGCGCGGAGAGCACGCAATACAGCCCTACAATGCTCCCCATACCCCGACCGGGAAAGTGCCGGTCCTCTTATAATAATATTCTTCATCTGCTTATCCTACCTCTTTCAATTCCCAAGAGACATAGTTTTTACGACTTGCCCAAGAGCCAGATTCTTCATGCAATTTTGTAAGAACTTCATCCCACTTTTGTGCAAAACTACTCAAACTATAATTTGCTTCTAGGTGCTTTCTGCCTTGAGCGCCGAGATCTTGTAGCTTTTGGGGACCTGCATTATACATTTCCCTCAAGGCATTAATAAAGTCGTCCTTGCTAATTCTGTCTTCAAAAATATATGGAACCTCCTGAGAGCCTATAACAGCCTTTGAAGAAGGTGTGATTCCAACACCGAATGTTTGTACGCCATCCGTAACCTGCTCTTGAAGACCTCCAGTGAGTGTTACAATGATGGGGGTCTCGCACGCTAAAGATTCAAAGGTAGCAAGCCCGAACCCTTCCGCGTCAGCAATATTAATCGTACAATCTGCAATATTATACAAATACGCCATCTTCTCAGGAGGGTACTTCATGGGAGAAATCATAACCTCTCCTTGGTTCATATCAATGTGGTCTAAAACTGTCTCTAGATCAGGTCCATGTGGGTCTTTGGGGTCCGTATGCATAAGCAAGCAGGCTTTATCGTGACCAATCTCATCCAGAAATTCTTTAAACCACCATACAACGCTGTTAGATTGCTTTCTCTTTGCATTACGATTATTCCAAAAGAAGATAAAACGGTCATCAGTATCAGCAAAATGGGCAGACTTAAACATTGCGAGGTCCTCCTCTTCAAGCTTCTTATAGATATCCATATCTACCGTATGAGGGATATAACACTCTTCAACAGTTGGAGCAACTGTTTGCACAACATCACTCGTAAGCTTGGAGATGGTAACAATCAAATCATTGGACTCGTAATACTTTTTATTAAACTGGGGGTATGGATAATTGTCCCACACATGATAATAAACAATGGGCATGTTAGCTCGAATCTCGTCATCTATATGCCAGAGCCACGCCCAAAACCTCGGATCTGTCATAATCCACATGATATCCGGCTTTTCAGTACGCATGATAGAACGAACCATTTCCTGAGTTCCAAAACCTTCCACCGGGAAAATCTTCCAGTCTTCACCATATTTCTCTGTCATGAGTGGAGTCATGTCTTTTGGTTTTGTGGCACCGGCAAGACTAATGAATTCATATTTACCAGTATCAAGCATCGCTTCAATAAAATACTTGGTTTGAATCCCCACTCCTGACGGTGCAAGAGGGTGATCGCTCAAAGTCATAATTTTTATTTTTTTGTTATCCGACATCTTGTTTCTCCTACACCCGAGGGCACTCCTCTGTATCAAAATATTCACATCGTGAACACGCAAGCTTATTTTTTATAAAATTGTTCGAATCGATGTTTTTAATAGCTTTTGACAAAAGATTAGAAGCGTTTACAAGCTTGCGGTCCCCACTAGAAACTCTAAAAATTTCCACTTGGTCTTTCTTTGCAGTTCTCTTAAGTAAACCAAAGTGCGTTTCAATCTGCGACAGTTCAATCGAGTGCTTCTTGGCAAAATACTTCTTATATAAAGTTAGCTGATAGGTCACCATCGGATCATTCTTCTTGCGATAGTCCCACCCCCATGAGCAACTCTTCCAATCAATTATGTGATAAGTGTCATCACTAGTCTTAATGACTAAATCAATAAAACCCTTAAAGAGATATTCACTTCCTTCGATCTCCTCATACAACTGTTCTTCGGTTGAAACAATTTCAAACTCACCAAAATGCTCTCGAAGTGCTGGGATTGCTAGCGGGGCGAGAGCACGACCTTGGGAGAGGAAGCTCTCATACTCACTAGCATCGACGCTGACTCTCTCTTCATCGGGGAGTTTTGATATCTCCTGTTCAAAACACGAATCAAAAAACTCTACTTCACAAATCGACTCATTGAGTAGTTTTTGTTCACACACGCTGTGGATAGCAGTTCCAAATGCCGTATATTTATTTCCGGCGAAGAGGCGAATACCATCTATGTATGCGAGCTTGTAGGAAAAAGGACATTCATTCCACTTCTTTAAAGCTGAAAAAGATAAATGAGCCACCTCATGCCCCGCTTTCATCCTCAGGAGTGTCTTCATCCTCTGCGCTCTCAGCTTCAACTTCAGTCGAGCTAGCGGAAGCTTGAGGCTCAGCCTTAGCTGAGGTCTTTCGCTGGCGTCTGGACTTCCCTCCTTGCTTCTTTTCCGTGCCAGAGGTGGAAGTGACAAGTGAAAATTCCCAACTCCCTTGGAGTGTGTTATCGTCCTGATTGGAAATAGTAAGGGGGGTACTTAGCAATTTCCCTGCGGCGACGCCTTTGAGGGCGGCGACGCGGCGGGCACGGGCGGGAGTGATGCTTAAAGCACGCTCTCCGGTTCCGTGGGTGCGGCTTCCCAGAGTAATTGAAACTTTGACTTTTTCGTTTTTAGTGTCGACTTTAACATCGCTAGTCGTAATCTTTTCAAGTAGTTTTTTTATCATTTTTCTCTCCATCAGACCAAAAAATCATTAATCTGTTTAATTTTTTTATACAATACCGGACTCACTTCTTTCAGTGTATCTTCTTCTCCTACAAAGTACTGTTCTATGCCTTCGGCAAAATATTCAGCTAACGAGGTTGCTGAGTAAGGAGTAGCAAAAAGCCCCAGCGTGAGCGAGACCAAGGTAGGATAACCTACATCAAACCAAAGAAATTCATCTACTTCTTTATCATATTCAGGGTTCATTAATTTAGAAATATCAAACCCAATAGAAGAACCCGCTTGTGAAAGGTGAGATGCTAGGCGCTTTCGTTTTCCTAAAAATTCATTCTCCATCTTACCATCATAGTATAGCTCAACTTGAGAGTGTTGTTCAATAGAATGTGCCATTTCGTGAATTATATTTTTCACGAAGTCCTCTGAAGTGGGGTGAGCGTTGGTAGTATAGATTGCCCCGTCTAAATATACGGAGGACACACCACGTTCCTCTAATTCAGGAAACTGACCAATATAGATCGCATCTATGTTGTAGAACATACCTTCAGGGACTATGTCTTGAATCTCCTCCAGAGCACTCGCCAAATCTAGCTCAGCGTCCATATGATCTTTTACCAGAACCATGATTCGCCCATGAAGATTATATTCGCGGCGCGTGGAAGCAGCTTCGGAGAGCTGTGTTTTGATATAAGACGTCATTCAGAAGTGTCGTCCTTTAGAGCGGCAGCGTTCACCTCTTCTTGAATTGCTTGACGACCTGCCTCTACGTCAGCAATTCCTTGGCGATATCCGCGCAGCCAATTTTCCTCCGCCAAAGCAAGAACAAAATCAGGGAACTCATCAGCTAAAACATCCACAATCATTGACACTGTCACTTCCCCGTTCTTCGGCTGAAGTTTGTCACCAACATAATTTAGCAACCATTCCTGAACCGGCGTATCTCCCTCTGGAGTTTGGGTTAGGACTGGATTTTCATCCTCATTAAAATTCGAAGCCTTAGGTAATTGTGGGTCAATAGTCGTATCTGTAGACATGGTCTTTCCTCCTGTATTACACAGTATAACGACATTATGACATAAAGTCAACAGGTTTGTTAACTTTTTTTATAATTTGTTAGACGCCAAAGTTGCAATTGGGGACCTCTCACCCTTTGTAAGAGTGATATGACCCGTCAAATGCGAGTCCTTTAGACGCTCGACGGCATGGGCAAGCCCATTAGTTGTTTCATTAATGTAGATATTGTCAATTTGTTCAATATCGCCAATTAATATAAGCTTGGTGCCCTCCCCCACGCGAGTAATAATAGTTTTAATCTCGTGTTGTGTAAGGTTCTGAGCTTCGTCAATAATAATAAAACTGTTGCTGATGGAGCGTCCACGGATGTAGCTCAACGCTTCTACTTCGATGGTGCCTTTCTCCATGTATAATTCAAGAGCCAGTTTATCATTACCAAACAAGGTTCGTAGATTATCTTGGATAGGCTTCAACCATGGTAACATTTTCTCTTCCATGGTGCCCGGTAGAAAGCCGATATCCTTACCTAAGGATTCGACGGGGCGAGAAATAATCATCTTAGTATAAATGGCTGTTGATTTTTCCATAATCTGTTGTAGTCCGGCGGCGATGGCGCACAGTGTTTTACCCGTCCCGGCTTTACCAACTAAAGTAACTAATGAAATTGTAGGATCGAGCAACAAGTCCATGGAGAGTGTTTGTTCGCGGTTCCGTGGATCAATGCCCCATACATTATTTTTTTGTATGACAGGCTCTAGAGGCTTATCTTCAGCTATGTATCTTGCCAGTGCCGTTTGTTTTGGATTTCCTTCACACTGGAGCATAACAAACTGGTTTGGGAATAAATCAACCGTAGGGGATTCCAAATATACATTGTTTTCTTGGTAGAACTCATTTATCTGGGTTGTGGTGGTTGTGTGTGTGTAAAATCCGCTATACAGGTCTTCAGAGGAAACCACCGCTTGATCTAATACATAATCTTCAGTGGGGAGCCCAATTGCGTCACACTTTACACGCATGTTTATATCGCGAGTAACAACCACAACAGTATCACCAATTTGTTTTCTAGCGCCAAGAGCGGTGCAAATGATTTGGTTGTCAGGGTCCGTCAACAACCATTCATTAGGAATTTCTCGGTCTTTGATCTCCATACAAGAGAGAGTGCGGATACTCCCCTTGTCAGGACCTAGCGATACTCCTTTATGGAGGTTTCCTGCTTGGCGTAATTCGTCGAGAATGCGAATAGTTTGCCGGGCGTTGTACCCTACCGCATCTTGCCTCTTTTTGTGCTTATCAATCTCTTCTAAGACCTTAAGGGGGACGATAATATCGTTCTTGCCAAAAGAGTGTAAAGACTCATAATTTGTCAAATACACATTAGTATCCAACACATAAGACTTCTTGCTAGTCACACGTCCTCGCTCATGCTTCTTATATAAGTAGGTCTTTGTTGATTGATCAATGATTTATTATTGTTGATTATATTTATTTTATGAAAGGAGAGATTTTTTGTCCCACCTTCTACTTTATCCTCCATTATTCGCTTTATCCCTCATGTTCGGGTGTTGTTCGTCTTGGTCGCTTCCTGCGGACCAAAGTCACACTCCACAACCGGCAACGCCTTCAATAGACTTAGAAACATTACGACATTCATTTCTCAAAGTAGAGCGGCGCATTTTTGTTAGACTGTGCGGACTGGTTGCAAGCGGCGAAATTGAATGTTTGGACACAACTCCCAGTAGGGCTACTGCATCATCCATTGTATACAGTCACGAAAATGACAGAACTCTAATTTTGACTGCCGGTCACACTTGCGAGCCTGTAACTCAGCTTACCATATTTCATTATATTTATAACGTCCCTCAATCTGACGCTGTAGCGCGGCAGTTGGCTCGATTCGTTGATATTCGCACTATGGAAAAAGTCACCCAATTTGAATTACGAAACGTCAGAGGTGAGACATTCATTGACGACGTTGAAGTTGTAGCTGTTGATACGCCATCCGATCTATGTGTCCTATCAATGCCTGAAGCAGAACACATTAACGCAGTCCCGATAGCTGAGAGTGATCCCCGAGTTGGTTCGCCCATTTGGAATATTGCCGCACCCTATGGCATTTTCAACACTGGTATGGTGCCTATCTTAAGTGGTATATGGTGCGGACGAACCCCAAGCGGACAGTCTTTTCTCTGTGATCTTCCGGCATCGCCGGGAAGTTCGGGTTCCGCTGTGTTCAATACTGAAGGAGAGATAGTCTCAATCGTGCTCGCTACTAACATGCAATTTCATCACGCATCTTTTGGCGCGACGCTCGAACAAATTCGAGACATCATTGGAGAATAAAAAAAACAGCCCTTTTGGGGCTGTCTAATTTGATTACCATGATTGTGGTGGCAATCTCTCTAATACCTTTTCACCAATAAACTCAGAAAGCTTATAAACGCCGATACAGAGGAGGGTCCCTCCAAGGTCTGTGGGTGCTTCGCCTACCAGACGAGCTAGTAATAGAAACGCCAATGGTGCTGCAAGCCATCGTAAAAGTGATCTGAACATAATTCCTCTCTTCTCTTCTTTTATTTGTCTCGCGACAAAAAGAAACATACTTACCTATATGAGCAAAAAGCTAAAATATAGGAAAATCTTTGCTAAACTGGATTATCTTGTTTTAGAAAAAGAAGAATGTGAGGTTCTTCTCGAAGATTACACTCAAACATTCCATGAAGACTTTAAAGATGAGTTGGAATTCCTTCAGGTCAAGCAAAATGCTGAGGGGGTTGATCCTCCAAAGAAAACTGACGAGGATATGGAATCTTCAAAAAATTCAATTTCAAACAAGACCATCACCGCTTTATATAAGAAAATTGCTTTGAAGTGCCACCCAGATGTATCAAAGTTAGAAAATGCTGAGGAGCTTTTTATGAAAGCAAAAAAGGCTCACCTTGAGGAAGATTGGGTGACGCTCATAACTCTTGCCAAGGAACTGAATATCAATATTCCTGAGTTCTCAGATGAAGAAATCGAACAAATCAATGAACACATGACCAAGATAGAACTAGAGATTGCTATGGCTAAAAATAACAATGTTTGGTTCTGGGCTAACGCCTCAGAGAGTCAGAAAGAAGATTTTCGAAAGCTCTTTCTGATTAGTCAGAGAATTGATCCTGAGGAATTTGAGGCGTTCCTAGAGAAGAAAAAGAAAGAAGAATAGAGCCACTTGTCAGAGTCGAACTGACGACCTATGGTTTACAAAACCAGTGCTCTACCAACTGAGCTAAAGTGGCTTAAAGGCCTTATATTAAGTTATAAAAGAACTACTTTTTATCTTATTTAGATTTAATTTAAGATACTTAAAAGATAAGATCTATATCATTATACCCAAGAATTCATTTCTGTTAAGCTTTTTTTGAAAAAAGTCACTTAAGGCAAAAAAGCAGGACGAATGTCCTGCTCTGATGCTCATGTTGGCTCCGACGGATGGGCTCGAACCACCGACCAGACGATTAACAGTCGTCCGCTCTACCACTGAGCTACGTCGGAAAAGAAAATTACTCTTGATCGTTAGCAATACCCAAGACAGCGTATCCGCAGATATCTCTCCATGGGCTTTCACCAAAAGCATCTTTCTTGTTAGCAATTCGAAAGAGCTTATCAATGACACGGACAATAGCTAGCATGTCAGTGTATTGGTCTCTTTCAATTCCATTGGGGTAAAGCACTTCGAGAATCTCTTGGGCTTGACCAAAAGAATTCCCGTATGCTTTATTCTTTTCAGAAACAAGTTCGCCAACTTCAGCGGCTATTTGTTGAAATAAATCAGTCTTACTCATCATGCTGTTCTCCGTTCTACCGAAGGTAGAATACCATAAGAATGGAGAATTGTCAAGTAAAAACTAATTCTTTTTCTTCCAAGTTGTCTTTTTAGAAGCAGCTTTTTTTGCTGTATTGGCGTTGGTGGCTTTTGTTTTCGCCGCAGTAGCAGCCTTTGCAGCAATCTTTGCCTTTGCAGCCTTTTCAGCAGCCTGTGCTTTAAGATCTTCAAGCGCAGGAGCCGCAGCAGCAGCAATTGGAGCAGCCTCAGTTTGGTTATTGTTCTCAATAGCCTCTACAATGACCTCAATGTCAGCCGCTTGCGTCGACGACGCAGCATTTGTAGCATTGTTAGCTTCTGCTATAATCGCTTGAGCCTTGGGGTTCTTATGAGCGAAGCC